ACGCAACCAGGATTTATCACATACTATGGCGAAAAACGCCTGTGCTCGTCTGTGGTCGATCCTTTCAGCATCATTCGCTATCGTTCGACTGCGACTGCGGCTTGATAGAGCAAAAGAGTTGCGGGGCTTCGGCCCCGCGCTTTTAACTTAATAAGGATTCGACGAAATGAGTGCAAACCAAAAAATTATTGATGCGATGAAATTGTCTCTCGCCGAGGGACGTATGGTCACTGTGGATTTAAGCGAAGCATCGACGATCACTGGCTCTGGTTTGAATATCGGGGGCCGTACTTATTTCGACGACGCCTTTGCAAAATTGCGTTACGCAAACCCGTTCCGCATGGGTGCTCGTGTGATTAAAACGCCGAACAATTCTGCTGTGCAGTTTGTTGCAAAAACCGGTAATGCGTTGAATCAGACGAACCCGTGGGACTTTACGCAGTCTCCGAATACTGGAACGCCTGGGACTGCGACGACGACTTGGCAGTTGCCGACTCGTATCCTGCAAGCAACTTTGCCGATTCGTATCGCGGCGATGGATGACATTAACGGCTTGCAGGCTGAATTGCTGGAGGACTTGAATTTGGAATTCGCCGAGGCCGAAGGTAACTCAATGGCTGTTAATAACGATCAGTCTGGATCGTCTACAACGACGACTGGCGGTACGTATGGTCTCCGTGGCCTGGATATGTATACCAGTGCGGCGTCGAGCGCATACGGCACATCTGGTACGGCTATCACTAACGGAATTCACTCGATTGCGACTGTTTCCCTGGCTGGTGCGACGGTGACGTATAACAAAGTGGTTGATATTGCTAATGCTTTGCCTTCGCAATACTGGGCTTTGCCGACGACGGCGTGGTTTATGACTCCGACGATGATTCAGACTCTGCGTCAGTTGAAGGACAGTCAAGGTTTGCCGCTGTTCTTGGAATTGGGCGAGCCGGGAGAGGGTGGTGCGGTTGGTTCTATTTTTGGCTGGCCTGTAATACCAAACCCGTTTATGTCGTCTACGTTCCCGATTTATCTGGCGAACTGGAATCGTTTTCTAACGATTGCCGATGTGGAGGAAATAAACATTCAGATGATGGAGCAAACCGCCCCTGGCTATGTGACGCTGTATGCAGAAAAGCGTGTCGCAAGTACGGTGCGCAATCCGTTCGCTGGTGTTCGCGCAAGTGCCGCCTGATGGGGTGAAGCATGGCAGTTGAAAACCTAACGCTCGCGCAATTTTTTGCAAACAATCGGGGTCCGTATAACTACGCAAAGATCGAGCAGATCGGGCGCGATGTTGCGACTCCGTGGCTTACGTTGTCGGAGTGTACGGAGCAACTGAACCTGTTTGATGACGAATCGCAGGATACGTACATCAATTCGCTGGAGTTGGCTGTACGGATGGCCGTCGAGGATTATCTCGGCATGGCTATTTTTGCGACTCAGTATCGTACTTATTATGCGAACCTGGGTGTGTATAACACCGAGGTCTTTTTGGACTTGCCAGAGGTGTCGCAAGGGTCGGCTGGCGTAACGATTGATACGGTGGAGTTCTATGGGGCGGACTCAAATACGATCCCGGTGCTGATTGACCCGACCGAATATTCGTACGATCCTACGGGCAATCGTGTGATCCTAAATTCGATCCCAAATAACCTCAATCAGTTTGTTGCAAACCCGATTGTGGTCACTTATACGCAAACGGCAAATACGCTGGCGTCGTACCCGGTGATAAAGCAGGCGGGGCTGTTATTGCTGACGCACCTGTATAACAATCGCTCGGATACGACTGTGGAACGCCTTAATCAAATTCCGTTCGGCATTGCCGCTTTGCTTCGTCCGTACAAACCGCTGGTGATGTAATGGCCATCGTCCGATACGAAAACCTGGACGTTAATAATGTGACCAACGGCACGGATGCTGTGGGGCAATATACGACGACTATTACAAAATGGTTTTCGACTCGTGGGCTGGTGCACGATGTGGCAAATTCGTTGCGAATCTCTGAGCGTTATCGGGTTTACACTGACTTGGTGAATATCACAGTCAATTACACGCGCAATACTAAAGAGATGGTCGATAACCAGAATCTGTACAGTATTACATGGCGCAATTTTGACTGGCGAATCGCTGATGTGCGCGAATCGAATGATCGCCAAAAAGTGACGTTCCTGTGCTATCGCAACGACCCCGAGGTGCCGGTGTGAGTACGCAACAGAATCCAACCGTATATGCTCAAGCGATTCAGGCGCAGTTGTCGCTCGTTGTTGCGCCTGTGCCGGTTTATGCTTTATTCAACCGCAATTTTGCTACGCAGAATCAGTTTTTAACGTGGCAACTGAGGAATGTGCATCAGCCTGTTTATACGGGTCAGACGCAGAGCAATAAGGGTATCGACCGGCCCGTGTTTCAGGTAAGCGTGTTCGCGCAGGATATGCAGGACGCTTTTAATTTGTCAAACACCATATTACAATCGTTGCACGGTTATTCTGGGCAGTTCGGTGGCGCAGGCGGCTTTTTTGTAGCCAAGGTCGACGTCGATTGGCTGTATAACACCTACGATAATGAGATCGGTTTGAATCAAATCATTCTCGATTGCACGTTGGATGTTCCGACATAAGATACGAACGATCAACTCACTTTTGAAAAGGAAGGCAACAAAATGGCTCTCATTAACAAGGTTTTACCCGGTTACGTTGCAACGATTTGGTGTCAGGAAGGCGCGACCCCCGTTGCTTTGACTGATGCTGAATTAAGCACTTGGGCTGATATTGAACCGATTATCGGTACGTCGGCTGGTGGTACTGGCACTGCCGGTATTCAGATTCCGGTAGAGGCTGTGCCTGCGTTTGGTGCTGACGATGCGTTTGCCGCATACTCGGTTGCCGGTGCTCGTACTGGTGCAAAAATCACGACGCAAAACCAAGTGTCGTCGCTGAATGTGACCTGCGCTTGGAATCCTGCCGATCCTGCTCAGTTGCTAGTTCGTGATGACGGCTACAACGGCACGATCATTCGTACTTATGTTATTGCCGTGTATGATGGTACGGACACCGTGGCGTATTCGTTTAACGGGCGCATCGGTGGCTTGCAGTGGGATATGTCCCCGAGTGCGGAAGGCAAGTTTATTTTTACGATCCACCCGACTGGCGGCAATTCCTACGGCTGGTCAAATAACCCTTAATGGGAAACCCCTACGGGGGTCGATACGATGACGACAATAAACAATTCAAACGAGTTGCTTTCCTACGTTGTCGGATTAGCCGGGACTGGTCAAAAAAACTGGTTCGGCTATCCGCAACAACGTATTGCAGGCATTTATCTCTCGTACGAGATTGCAAAACTGCACGCTGATACGATGACGCCTGAGGAAGTCGTCGAATATGTACAGCGGCTGAATACTGCGATTTTTCACAAGATTCTCAGGGGTGACTAATGGCCAAAACCTTCACCGTCGGCATAGTCGGTGCGGATGAATTGGAGGCCATCTTCAAAACCATCGAGGCTGACTTTGGCCCGAGAGATCAGAGCAAAATCCTGGTGCGTGCGATTAAAGAGGCAATGCAACCGGCGTTGATGCACGCAAAGATGAACGCCCCAATTGACACGGGCGGCCTGCGTGAGTCTCTGAGGATTGAGGCTAGAAAACCGACCCGTCGTGATAAGCGGTCGAGATATATTAACGAAACCGATACTGTCATCGCAACGGTGACGACTGCGCCTGGGACTGTCCTGGCGAAGAAAAAATTCCACAACTATCGGGAATCGTACAAGCAGAAAAAGGACGTTAAGACGCTAGGCATTGAAAGTGATGCAAGGGCGATTGCGATGGAATTTGGGACGGCGCACGTTGCGGCACAGCCGTATTTGCGTCCTGCTCTGGAAAGTCAAACGGGAGTCATTGTTAACAATTTGGCGACACCTTTGAAAAATGCGCTCGAAAAATATCGAGTGATTCAATACAAAAGACAACAACGAAAGGCATAAGATATGAATTCATTTGCAAACGCTCTGGGTAAAGAGTTCGTAAAAAATAAGGATGCGGTACGGGTTCGCTCATTCACTATGGGCGGTCATACATTCAAGGTTCGGGTTCCGCTGACTGTGGAATTCGAGGCGATGCAAATTCGCATGAAAGAGGTCGACGAGGCAAAGGTCGAAAAGTATTACGCCGAATTGACTGCGGAAATGCCAAAGGTTCGGGAGGAATTGCCAGAGGATACGCAGGTCGAAATCACGGAAAACGACATTGTGATCGATGGCCGATCCATGCGCGAAGCGGCTCGTAACAAATACATCGTCGAAAATCGAATTACGGAAATGTTCAAATTGCTCGTGCCCGAGGAAAAGGGGTTCGATATGCAGGCGATTACGTATTCGATGATCGAGGAATTGTTCCCGTTTCCGATCCAGATGCAGGTAATGGAGGAAATCGCTCACGTTGTTTCGCCGAACTATCAAGAGTCGCGGGGAAAATAACGGGGTCAGTTCGTCGGCAGGTCAAAGCGTATTTGACGGCTCACGGCACTGACCCTGATTCGGTCGATGAGGAACGGTTCACGGACATTTGTATTATGTGGGCCGATGGGGTAATTGGTAACCGTGGCATCCTCGAAGTGCTTGGCTCTTTGACGGGGGCCGTCTACAATTACATGAGGTCGGAAAACCAACGGGCGTACAAGTTAAATGACATCATTCCGAGAGCGCACGACTACATTTACCCGCCTTTGACTGAGGAACAGAAAAAGGCAAAGGTCAACGAAAGTCTGCTGTCGTATTTGAAGGCAAAACCAAACGTCCCACAAAAACTGTTCGGGAAGGGGTAAGCGATGGGAATGTTAGCAAGGCTCGGTGTGGTGCTTGGCCTGGATACGGCAGAGTTCCAAAAGGGGCTGTCAGGCGCAAAAAAAATCGCTCGATCAGTTTGCCCAACAAATCCCGACTGTCGCAGGTGTGGCTGTTGCCGCATTTACGGCGATGACGTACAAGGCTTTGCAGTATGCCGATGCCATTGCGGATACCGCAAAGGCCAACGACGTTGCTATCGAATCCGTCCTGGCTCTGTCAAAAGGATTGCAACAAAACGGTGGCGAGGCTGAAAACGCCGGGAAACTGCTGTCGTCCTTTACAAACAAAATTGATGAGGCCGCGCAAGGTGGTCTGGATGCTCAAAAGACGTTCGCTCGACTTGGCGTGTCTCT